GAAATATGAATCCAGCTATCAAACTCACAGATAATTTGGTCGTAAGGTATTTTGGCGTCAACAATCCTTTGAACGCCCTCTTTTGGCGATACACCTGATATACGGATATCTGCCGCACAGCCGAATAAATGCTGTGAGTTTTTTGAAGTTGAACCGACCGCCTGATTTGTAGCTTTTGATCTGAAGCCAGAATTGATAAATATAGGCGTTTGAAAATGATCTCTTACTTGTTGCAAGAGTTCTGCCAATCGGCGCAGATTTTGCAGCTGAAGATCGTTAGGTGTGTTATCGATGCCAAGTCTTGCTGCTGTTCCTGACGCTGTTAACTCGTCCAAACTAAAGTTTTTGGTAAGTCTCATTTTTTTCCAAAGAATTTGGTTGCACTTCTCACCCCAAATGAAGCAGCCACAATTACTCCCAAGCTGTACTGATACCACGTTGGCATTATCTCTAATTGCTCGAATCCATTCTGCACTATGCCTTCTGCACCGGGAATGAAAGCAAGTATCAGGGGAAGTGAAAACAAAATTGTTAGCCATTCGTCTTTAAATGACTGTTGGCTACCTTGAGCCATAATCTTGTCCCAATTGCCTTCTTGCAACGAAGTTTGCTTATAAACTTCTGCCTCTGCCTCTGCTTTAGCTACAGCAACTTTTGTCTTTCCACGTTGCTTCTCAACTTTGGATTCAATCAAACTCCCAACAACACTAGCGATTGGGTTTATTAAACTTGACCACATTTAATTCACTCCTAACGTAATTTTTTGCTTGCTCAATATTTTCAAATTCTCGCACAATGACATGGTTTGGAATCGTCCAGTTTCTTTGACTACTGACAATGTGATATCTGCCAAAAGAATCTTTATATACTAAATATTCCAATTACCACGCTTTACATGACCAGTATCTTGCCGTAGTTTTATCTTTGGCTGTATCGCATTTATGTCTAGCCCTAAAACTGGTTCGATTGGCTGGCTGATTTTTTTTAATCCGCATATTTGGATCGCCAAAAGTTACTCTCTTTACCTTGCCATTGTCGTTCACAAACACAACAGATTTTTTTTTGCCATAACTAACTTCACCTTTGCGAATGCGTCTTGGTTTATTTAGTGCAACTTTCTTTCCTTGGTAAACAGCCATTATTTACCGACTTTTTTCATGGCTATTTTATGACTCTCAGTGAAGGTTTTGCCACCCCTCATAAGTTTACGCATTTCCGTCATATGCTTTGCTGTGTGATGCACTGAATGTCTTTTAAGTGTGTCCATTTGTCTCTGCGTAAGTTTTTTCATCTTAACCTTTCAATATATCTTTATCTGCTTTTCTTGCTCCACCCTTGCCACTCACAAAACTATTTACTCTACCTCTTGCCCAAGCTGTCATTGATACGTTTCTGCTGCCAGAACTTAAATATGCAGCTTTGCCACGATTCAAAACTTTCTTTAGTTGCGAGTAGGTAAATCGACTACCTTTAGCCTTGTTTTGTAAAAATGTTTTATCCGCTTGACTTATTTTGCTTGGCACGAAATGCACTCACTTTCTTGACGTTAATTTTTTTACCCTGCTTGTACTTTTTTCTTGTCGCTAAAATCTCTTTTTCTTTTTTCTTGGGATTTTTAGCACCAGCCAAATATTTTACTGGCACACCTTTTTTTGTTTTTTTAACTGAAGCAAATCTCCTAATTTCCATTTTTTATATACGCCTCCTTCGCATAAAAACTCGCCACGATAGCTGCAACAGATACAAAATACGTTGCTGCCATATCGCCTAGTATTGTTGCTGCTTGCTCTAGCCCTAACCACATAGCAAAAACTACAGCAAACGGGTAAAGCAACATTCCAGCTAGTGCAAACCAAGCCATCCTTCGCTGACTGTCAGCCATCTTATCGGCATTTTCAATTTGCAAAATGCGCTCTTCTCGCTGTAGCTCCTCCTCCGTGATTACTCCATTTCTGTCCAAATCGTGACTTGAGAATTTAGTATCAGCTTCAAACTTTTTTTGCATCACCACTTCCCTGCTTTTTTGCCCATGTCCAGAATTAGCTCAATCACGAGCCAGATCATAAATCCCCCAAATCCTAAAATTACTACTACAGTCCCCCAATAAATAATGTCATCAATTCTTTTCTTTCTTAATGCTATTTCTCTTTCTCTGGCTAGTTTTTGCTCCCGAATCATCTGTTGTCGGGTGCGTAGAAAATCCTTCCAAATCTGACCTCCATCTGGGTATGGCCCCCATAACAACTTTTGTTTTATGTCTGCTAGTGCCTGTTTAGCATTTCTCTCCGCTGTTACTATGTCCATTGCTTGTTGCGACAACGACTTACCCTTCTTCCCCTTTCCTACTTCTTTCTTTGCTTGCGATAGTGTTTCTGTATGGTCAAATAATTTTCCTAAGTCTTTGGTAACTTCGTTAACATCTTTCGCCGCCGCTATGCCTTTTTTCACGAGCTCTGTAGCGGTTTTCACTCCGGCTATGGCTAGTCCAATGCTGGCAGGATCTAACACTCATGTTACCCCACTATTAAATTAGACAACAACAGCAACAGCACCGCACCTGTGGCTCCCATTAGGCATCGCTCGATGCGAGTTATTCGGTTAAAAATAGTCTTCCACCTTTCTTCGCACTGTGCCTCATGTCTTTGAAACGCCACTGTTAGTTCTTCAATATTCATCAAAACTCATGTAAGCTAAATAAATTAAAAGTATTACAAACCCTACTAAAGACAATCCTGCCAAAACTAAAAAAACCACTTCTCCAAACAGCAACACTTTTGAGCAACTCAACCCTGTTGTTAATCCAGCAATTGCGATTGAGCGTAGGCACTATAAGCTGTTTTTATTTCCTCGGTATAAATCGAGTTTGCCAAATTTTTTACGTCATCCGATTCCGTAGAAACATCCGAGTTTGGATGAACAACATGACGATGATTTGTCCGTGATATTTCAACTCCATCCTCGGTTATGACCGTCACGGTTTTAACATGTATGTGCTGATAATCTGCGGAATCTTTGACGATGTTCATGCTACCAATTGATACTGTTTTCTCTAAAGCCATATGCTGTTCCTTTATGCTGTCGTTGCGTAGGTATAGGTAAATTCTATGAAATCCAGCGGATCAACGTCAGCAATTGCTCTTGTGTAAAACCCTGAATTGTCTCGTGATAACAGCAGTCGCAAGGTGCTGGCATCACTACCACTATTAGCATTGATACCCAATCCAAAAATGTTACGGTTATCAATCGCACTGTCTGAAAAATCCACACTGTCCGTTACAACTGCCCCTGCACCGCAATTGTGAGATGCGTCATAGTTGAACGGCAACCCACCGATCTGCATATCGCCACTACCACCTCCTGTTATTGAGGAGGCGAGCATAGAAATTCCTCTAACGGTCACCATTCTGCCAATTTTTTGATAAAAACCTTTGTTGAAGGTTCCGTCAGGCTCATACGTTCCAGCCGTGCTTGTGCCAGTTACCACAGGAGTCCACGTTCCCTCTTCGTACGAATCGAGGGTATTAGAATCTGTACTTGCTACTGTGCCTGTAAACTTGATTCCCTTTGACACAGTAGCGACCTCTGCCATTGTAACTTTTCCATCGCTTGCAATAGTTATAGCATCCGTGTCAGACGCACTGCCAATAGTGCCACCGTCCGGCACAACCAAATTGCTACCAGCAACACCTTGCGCTCCTATGTCACTTAGCACTTCTGAGGCACTGCGCCCTTCAATTTCTGTCCCATTGACTTTTAAAAAATCTCCTGTGGCAACGCCAGAAGTAAATTTTGGAACATTTGTGTTAGATATACCTGTATCCAAGACCGAAGCTGTTCCCAAGCCTAAAGTTGTGCGTTGTGCTGAAGCATCAGCGTCATCAAGCAACGCCTTACCAGCAGTTGTTAGGTCATAAGTGCCAGCACTGCCACTTCCTGTAAATTGAATGCCTTTGTCAGCCGCAGAAGTTAATCCAGCAATTGCTGTTAGATCGGCATCAGCAGCTTGCCCCCCAATGTCACTCAAAACTTCAGAAGCACTCCTACCCTCTATAGATGTTCCATTTACCTTAAGAAAATCGCTATCTGCTACACCAGAAGTAAATTTGGCTACATTGGTATTCGATATTCCTGTATCTAATGTTGAAGCCGTCCCTAGTCCAAGTGTTGTTCTTTGGGCAGAAGCATTAGCGTCATCGAGCAAAGCTTTTCCTGCTGCTGTTAAATCGTAAGTACCAGCCGTTCCTGATCCTGTAAATTGAATACCTTTGTCTGCTGCGCTCGTTAATCCAGCAATTGCAGTTAAGTCTGCATCAGCCGCTTGTGCGCCTATGTCTCCTAAAACCTCGGATGCACTTCTCCCTTCCGCTTTCTGCCCATCTATTTTGAGATAGTCATTATCACTAACAGTCGCATTAACTTGAAGAATGTTATCTTCACTGATGCCAACTGATGGAATACTGGCAGCCGACGCAGCAGCAGCGGTCGCAGAATCAGAGGCAGCGGTGGCACTTGTGGAGGCATTGCTCGCTTGAGTTGTTGCTGTATCTTTTGCAGCAACCGCTGTTGCACTAGCTGAAGACGCTGTTGAAGATGAACTCGAAGCATTTGACTCCGAACTAGCCGCAGCAGCGGCGCTGTTGGCAGCAGCAGTAGCACTTGTAGAAGCATCGTTTGCATGGGTAAGAGCGTTTTGCTCGCTGGTCGCAGCACTAACCGCACCAACCGTATCAGATACGGAGCCTCGATTGATCGCCATCTATTTTTTTCCTTTTTAACTTTGGCTTTGCTTCTTTTGTTACACTGTACGCATCGCCTAACAAAACTTCAGTGACATCATTCAAAGGTCTCCAATCGTGAGAATTTTTTACCATCTCCGGGACATCCCAAGGATCAACTTCAATCACTGTTCCATTTTGCCGAAATTCAAATTTATATTTTTTTGTCATAAAAAAAATAGGAGCGTTGCCGCCCCTATCCTCTGTTTTCGCAATTTACCAAGCTGGTCTGCCGATCAAAACTTTTGCTGTGGCCGCACCTAAGTTTTTGCTACCGCCAGTATTATTTAACGCTTGCAAATTTAAGGTGTTAGCTGCTACCACTGCACCCGAAATAGTAACATCTTCCACATCTATCGAAAGCGAAATCCCAAGGATCATATCGCCTAACGCTAGTCCATCGACTGTTCCTTGTTGATCTTCTTCATCTCCATCAGCAACAGCACCAAAATCAACAGCGCACGAAACAACCCACATTTCATCAAACGCACCTTGAAATTGTTGCACACCCCGATTGGTGACAATACTTGTTAAAGCCATTTTTTTGTCTCCTTAAAAAAAAGGGGGAGATGAACTCCCCCCAAGGGTGATTGAAAGTTAAGCGGGAACCGCTATTGCAACAGCAGCATCGGCCCTTAGCTCTGCCACGCCATAAAGCACGTCCGCAGTAAATAAGTCTGCAAGATATTCTTGCTTATACTGTGTTTGTGTCCTTACATTTTGTTGCATCGCTAAACCGAACGCCGATGGATGTCCAAGCAAAGCAACCCTAGCGTTTGCTGAACCAGAAGTTGTATCGGCGTTGCTTGAAGTGTAAACCGTCACACCGTACAGATTTCCAATTACACCATTGCGAATGGTGTTGGCAGCACCACCTTCACCAGTGAACGCTTGCTCGGTGAATCTGGAAAGCCCCATCAATGTATTACGCATTGCCGCTGGAACCATTAAGAACCTCTGATCCGTTGGCACATCTGCATCATCCAAAGTTTGGATTACTTTACGGATGCCAGCATCCGTCACAGCCGTTTCGTTGTTAGAACCAGCGACATAGTTTGTACTTCCGTCCCCTCCGATAACAGCTTTATTGTAGGCTGCTGTCGAGTTACCGCCTTGGCTTGAACGCCCAAGTTGAATAACATCGGTGTCGATTTGTTTCGCTAGTGAATATCCGGCGTCTTCAGTGTAGTGTTGACGCAAAGTATCGAGTGCTTGAACAGCCACAATATCTTCAAGCAAAACTGAATGCTCAAAGTGCTTGTTAATTGTTAGAGTTACGCTGCTATGCGTGGGAGCAACAAGAGTTACTTCCGAACCAGCAGATTTTGCACTCGCACTGCTTCTTGTAAATTTGGGAATTTGTAGAGAATCTCCACGCTTCCCGCTGTGGTCAAACCTTGTGACCAAATTAGCCATCACTATATTCTTTTTAAAGTCAGCAATTACTTCATCCGACCATAATAAGGGAATATACGCATCAGCGGTTGTGGGTGTTGTGTTATTTGTTCCTAAAGCCATTTTCTTTCCTTCAATAAAAAATTAACGAACTCGTCCAGAGCGATATAATTCAGCTACGTTTAAACTTCTGTAGAGCTCTGGATTACTATTTTTCATGTTGATCAGTTCGAGTCGGGTATAAGTTTTCTTTCCACCTGTTGCGTTACCTGTTGGAACTTTTGCTTTGGATAGGCTTTCTTTATTTTGAATATCCCGTTCAGTTTTCGCCGCTACAGTTTTTTCAACCGATTGCCGTTCTTTAAACATTGATAACAATTCATCAGCCGCTTCAAAGTCATAGTGAACGTGGGCTTGATTTAAAAGCTGAGATCTATATTTCGATTTCTGCACCCAAGCATTGAAATTATTGTCATCAACAATTTTTTCATAATCGGGATGTTGGGCTTTTAGTTTAGCCACGCTTTCCAAGCGTTCCATGTTTTGCAACTTCGTTTCCATTTCCCTTATTTTAGGATTGGATTCGATTCGTTGTTGCACACCTTTATCTGGGTCATCAAGAATATCAACTTTTTGCGATTCTTCTTGCTTCATTAGATATTGGTCAACAACAGGCTTGAGTTTTCTAAGCTCACCTAACTCGTACGATTGCCGGGTCATTGCTTGTTCTAATTTCAAGTTTTTAGATTTCAAATCCTCCACTTGGCTTTGAACAGTAACTTCCTCGGTTGTTGCCTCGTTTTCCTGAACGTCATTGCTCACAGGTTCGTTTGCTTCTTCATTTGCCATTTGCTCTTTACCTCATTTGGTTAGTTTTCAATAAAAAAAGCCGCATAAAGCGGCTTTTGTAAAAATTATTTCGTTTTTGTTTTAGGGTGCAAAATCTTCTGGCGTTTCTTGGGGTGACATTGAAATGCCTACCATAGCCCCTAAAACACTATAAAATTTTTCAGTTTTTGGCGATAATTTTTTCAACTCATCGAGTCGATCCAAAGCTGCTGGATCAGTTAAAATTTCCGCTAAATTTCTGTTATAGCCGTCCATCGCTAAGTTCTCGAAAAATTGTGGAACGAAAGCCAACGGACGAGCTAAATCAATTTTTAATAATTGCATCATTTTCAACATAGGCCCACTTTTGGCCCTTTGCTCTAAATCTTTCCTTGTCGCTTGTAATGGCTGAGTAATTGAACCGCCTTGAACATTCACTCGACCTATACGATCAAAAACTTTTAACAGATTTGTAAATTGTTCTAATTGATCTTTAGGTAATGCCGCTTTTATTCTGGCAGCCATATCACTATCACCTAACATTTTACGAGCGTATTTAGGAGCTTCTCTCGTTAGTCGATCTTCACTTACAACCTCTTTATTTACTTTTCTAAACTGGTTTTGTAAAAACTCCGAAGATATAGAAGACCACTCATCCTGTAATCCAGCTTTTCTAAATAACAATCGAGCCCTTCTTATATCAGCCGGAGAATAAGCCGACCCTAGACTGCGAATTACTAATTTATAGGGATCATCAACATCCCTAAATTCACCCAACAATGAATCTTCAGCAACACGCATACGATCACTACTTTTTCGGTACAAAGCTGTAGCTGTTACATATTCTGGAGATGCTTTAGCTAAAACCTCATCAATAAATTTAAGTTGCTGAGTTACTTGTCCTCGCTGTATGCCGCCAATGCCTTCTGTGGCCTTTGACATCGCTTCACGCATTCCCATTTTCAAATAATGCAATCCTTCAACAGTGTTGAGCATAGCAAAATCAGACATAACAATGCCGTCATTTTTTAATATAGTTTGTGCATTTTTTAAACCAACAACATAAATCGGACGATCTTTCATTGATCTTAAAACACTTAAATCGTCTTTATCCGTAATTGCCTTGTCAAAAGCCTTTCTATATTCTTGATTCGATAATTGTTGCCTTCTGTCTTTCAATTCACCAAAAAATTCCTTACTTTTCCTTGCAACTGTTCGACCAACAGATTGTGGCCCCCTTCGTTTAATTTTTGATAAATCAGTAAAAAACTTGTTTGCCGCTTCTCTGGCTTGACCTTCTTGCTTTAACAACGAATCGACCATTACATCTTTTGTTTCTGGTTGTCTTGCTAATGTTTCAAAATCACCTTTTACGGAGGGAACATCGCTCGATTGTGCGAGATTCAAATCAATTCCAAACTCTTTGGCTTTTCTAATATTTTCTTTGGCTCGATCCCGATCTAGTTTTTCAATATCTTTTCGTTTTTTACGGTTTAAATAAGATAATACGCTGCCCCCTAAAATAGCGTCACCAGCTACCGAAAATATACCTTCTGAAACCATATCTGTTAAAATTTCACCACTTAAAGGTTCGCCATAAGCTAACCCGGCTATTTTTCTCCCACCTTCTGCTAACATTCCACCAGCCCCAGATATTCCCAAAGCTGCTAACCGCCCTTGAGGTGGGTTAATTGGGAATCTTGAAGCCAGCATCCCGGCACCATATGTAGCTGCACCCAATCCAATTGTACCTCGAATTAAATCAGCACTTAAATCAGCCCCAAATTCTCTTAAATTTAAACCTTTTGGCGTTTCATAATAAGCCTCGCCATCATCATCAACATAAATAACTTCACCATCTTTAATTGCGTATCGATTAATAGCTGAGTTATCATCAGGAAATCTTCTAGCAGCAAATAACGCCATTTTTGTTCTTGGATCGTCAATATTTGACGCTAGCATTAGTGTACCAAAATTAGCAAATTTTTCTTTTTTCTCTGTTGCCGATAAAAATAAATCATCAGCATTTAATTCATCATCATCGCCATTGAGAATATTTTGATCAGGAAATTGCTTTTTGAGCTCCTCGGTATATATGTATTCGCTCATTCTATTGCCTCCAATCTAATGGATACTCCAAGAATGGATGAAGTGTATTGAGTTGCTAAAGCCCTTTGTCGTTCTGTACTTATTTCTGGATAAAACTCCTTAATTTTGTCAAAAACTTGCTTTCCTAATTTATTTGCTTGGTCTTTATTAGATAACTTATCTTGCTGACTTTTCCACGAACCCAAAGACATCTCTTCAACAATACCTTGTGCTATTTCTTTAGCTTGAGCTTGTTTGATAGTTAACCTGCCTGTGAATATAAAATATTGATACCTTGCTTGGGCTAATTTTAAATCTTCCAAGATAGACTTAACTTTTGATGTAAACTGTGTTGGTGAATCTTTTAATGTTGGTTGTGCTTCTGAAAGCCTTGCCGCTTCTTGCTCTGAAACAGCCGCCCCTGACATTTCTCTTATGTAATCAGCTAATGACCCCATGACTGTTCGTTTAAAGTCTGTATAACTTGCCAAATACCCACGTTGCTTATCGTTTAAGAAATTTGGATTAGCTTTTTCCAACACAGCAAAATATTGTCCAGCCAGTTTGCCTCCAAAAGTTAGAAAATCGGTATCGAAACGCCTGACCATATTCACCATTTTGGCATCTTGATCTCCAAGATTTATGATTTTATCTTCTAATGCTTTCCATGTTGATTTAGCCGTAATAGGTGCATCCTCTTCAATTTCCCCTTTGGTATTGACATTTACACGTGGAGCCCCGGCTTCTGCTGCTTGCATACTAATTTCTTGAACCTTTTCTGGTGATATAAATTCAAAATTACCATCTTTTGTTGGGTAATAGGCTCGTCCGTCTTCATCAAATGCAATGCCAGTCTTTTTATTGACAGAATATTTTTTAGGTAGGTTGTTGACCATCTCTTCATAAGTCACATCTTGTAAATTTTCATCAACATAACCAACAAAACTTCCATTAACTTTTTTAATACGAAACGCAGTAGGCTTATTATTTACCATCAGTACGTCAAGTGTTGTTTTGTCTTCTACCGGGAAACTCATCGTTCGCCCATTAGGATCATTCGTATCAACAAAAAGACCTTCTCTAACTTTTTGCCAATTTGGTTTGTATTCTAAATCTTTTTGAGATTTTAATGCTGCCTCCAAATTTTTTGCTGTTACAAAGTCATTATTTGCATAAGCATTTCTTATACCTATTTCTAATCGCTCTTGTGTTGTAAGTGGCCTAGATATTGTTTCACCGGGTGTCACTTCAACATCAGGAAACCTGTCTTCTAATCCCATTGGTGCTGGCTCGGTTTGAAGACTGCGCGAGCGTTCAGCTTTGTCTGAAAAATCTTGCATCATTTGTAATTTGTCTTCATTGCTAATTTCGCTATTAAATATATTACGATCTTGCTCTGGCAAATCTCTCAATTCAGATAGCGTTAATAGCTTCCCATATTTTTGATCGATTGAAGTTGGATTCCGACTTAAAACATCTAAGTCAGCTACATTTTGTGGAAGCTGTAATCCAACTTTTTTTGCTTCTGCCTCAACTGCTGCATCAACGCCAGCACTTTCAACACTCGGAATAGTAAGTCCAACTCCATCCGTACGACCAGACTGATCAGGCTTAGAGACAAAATCATATTCTGATGGTAAATCCATTGATAATTGGGCATCTGATGGCGGCAAGGCTGTTCTGAGGTTTTCAGCTTCATCCTCTCTTTGTTTTATTTCAGCTTGAGCTTGCTCTAAATTTAATTGCTTCAAACGATAATTCGGATTCATTATTGTTTGACGAAACCGATCTCGCATTTGCGGAAAATTTTGCAACGCTCCTAACAGAGCTTCGTCATAACTGGCAGTTCCGGGCATTAAATTTTGTTGTTTCGCAAAAGCATCAAAATCAACCATTGTTTTTGTAAACGCTTGCTCTTGATCCCGTTGTTTTTTTGCAGCCGTAATAATTGGATCCTCATAACCACTTAACTGCCGAATCACATTGCCAAGCTGTTGCCCGGCTTGACCGTACAACATTCCGATTTGCTGTTGCGGCGTGAGGGTCGCTCGTTGCAACAATCTTTGCTGATCTCGTTGACGCATGAGCTCTTGAGCTTCCGCCATGTAATCTCTTGTAGCAAACATTCCGCCAGATTGATTGCCGTTAGCCATTATTCACCCCTTGGAGTAACATAAAGTTCATCAGCAAACCTATCATAAGGACTGTATGTGCCGCCATCTTTATTTCCCGAAACTGGAGTATTTGTCTGATTGCGTTTAAACATCCCACCAATCGCATCACCCAAACCTCGGCCAACTTCACCATATAAATTTCCCATGGCCAAATCTCGACCACCGATTGCATTGGCAAGATAACTCCCGGCATTGGCTCCAGCCGATGCAGATCGACCTCCCAACACACCGCCTCGATCAATTAACCCCTGTGGCAGTTGATCTAAACCAATTGCCGCTTGCAGGTAACTCAGTGGAATGTTGTCAAAACTCATTCCAGTTTGCAAAAATCTCATTGGATCAGCTTCGAGTTCTCTTGCAGTTGCTAGCCCCCCAGCCGCCAATCGTTGTAATTCAGCTTGCTCACGTTGAGCCATTTCTCTCGCAGCAATTTGACCTCTCAAATCTTGCTCACCAAACGCCGCTTGTTGTGCTTGGAACCGTGAAGCACCGCCTGTTGATCCTAGCATACCTTGAGCAAGCAAACGATTTTCTAAATCCAATTGTTGCTGCTGTCGGTACGGTTGATTGAGTTCAGCAATTTTAGAATAAATATCTCCAGCAGCCGCTTCGGGATCATAATTTGTCAGAGCATTTGAAAATCCTTCGGCTTGCGTTCGCATTTGATCGGCTAATGCCTGATCCCGATCACTTAACATCGAGCGATCAAGATAATAATCTTGTAGTTGCTGGTAACGTGGACTCAATCCCTGCGCTTGCGTCATAAACTGATCTCTTAAAGCTTGATATTGAGGAGACAGCATTCCAACTGCTCTCCGATTTCCTGGATCATCGTAAAAAGTTGCGCTACCAAACCCACTTTGCATATTGTAAGGGCGAAACTTAGCTGCATCAGCGGCAGTTCGAGCCGCTGCTTCTTGGCCTTTAGCGGCTCGGCGAGCTCCAAGAAAACTTCCAGCAGCCCCAATAATATCTCCAATGATCGAAGGATTTAAAAAAGCACTTCGACCTAATAACAAATCAATAAATATTTTCATCACTTCATTCGACCTCGCTTTGCAAAGATATCAAATTTTTGAATCGCTAATTCAGCACCATTGACTGTACTAAACAATCCCACCTGAACCATTTTCCCGGCACTTTTACCAATGCTGCTCACTTCATCAATTATGTTTCCAGAACTGAATTCGGCAATGTTATATTCACCAACATTATATTCAGAGGTTGTTCCACCGGAAATGCTTTGTTGTTGCGTAAAATAACTGCCGGAATAATCATAACCGTGTCTTACGGTAAAAACGCTACTGCTCGATCCTTGAATCGTAAAGGCGATCTTTTTTAAAATCTTCTGAATAAACGGTTCATTAAAACTAATCCAAGCCGTCAAATAACTCATATCAAAGCTACTCGTATTATCAAGATAACCCGTGTATCGACCAATGATTCCCGTTTGACCAAAAAGTAAATCACCATTGATTCGAGTGATCATCGATTTTGGATTTATTGAATCCCACGTTGTGACCGGGCAAGCTCCGTTTTCCAAAACAGTGCTTACGTCAAAACAAAAAGTGACACCATCTTGCGGAAAATTTAAAAGATAAAATCTTTCTTTTTCATTGTAGGTGGAAACAACATCATTCAAATCGGTTTGTGCGGAAATATAATACGCAATCTCATTTCTTATATTGCTCGAAATGTCTCTCATCGGCATCGATTTTTCTTGGATCGTGCGTTGCAAACTCCTGACTCCTGTGTCTGACAGAAACAATAAATCTGTTCCTATGTCTTGAACACTGTCTCGACTCACACACCCAATTCCCTTGACGTGTTCCACTAATGTCATTGATGAAGGATTCGTTGCACCACTGTAAATCAGAATACTTTTACGACCAAATATGACAAGAAAGCCATTAAAAGCGGCTAAAGCCGCTATGGAATCCATGCCGTTTGTCCACACTGATTTTAAATCAACACTTCCACTAGCCCCTCCCGTCCAGATATGCCCGGCTAAAGTGTCAGAGTAATACAAAACTGTTTTATCGGTTGCCACATCCCCAACCCACAACCGACCATAACTTCCAAGCACCGCATTTCCTTGTGGCGGCGTTCCAGCAGCACTGGTCATCGCTGTAATTAACTTCATGGTCGTTCCATCCCAACTCAACGGTGCGTGACCGCTTTGGAATAACCAAAGAAAGTTATTGAAGTTCACCATCTGCCAACGATTCGCACTAACACTTGTCGAATATTTGCTCGTTAGTGTTGTCGTACCTTCGTACAAATTGTTGTTAGCCGCACTTATTATTTGAGTGCTTCCATCAATCTTTAAATATTCACCGATGGCTTCAATATCGTGGCTTCCCAAAGAGCTACTCGTAACAGCAGAAAAACCTTTTCGTGATGCTATCCGACCAAAAGAATCAATGACGCAATTGGTTGCTTCTAACGCATAGCCGGGTTCAAGATCAACTGATGACGATTGCTTGTTAAGCCCTTTGAATCCCGGTGCCGAAACAGAAACGGGTGCAAGTGGTTCCACAGCTAAACCGCCTGATAAACAAGTTCATCTTGAGCAAGTGCGGCATCTTGCGATATAGCATCGTTCAAAGCAACATTGTAAATTTGATAGGCCTCATTGGTACTAACACCCCCATCTTCACCACGTTCAAAAATTGCTTTTGCGTAAGCTCCTAGAATTATAGGAAACTCGTTCATAATAATTTCATCGGTATCGGCACTGAGATCTGCTTGAGGAATTATAAGATTAAACCGCAGCGAATACACTGCATCAGGAACAGGATAAACATCGACTTTGGCATCTCCTGACGTATCATGTCCGTTGAATCCAAATTCTTGCGGAGCTCCCGTTTGCGTTGTTCCTAGATAAAACCTTTGGTTCAAGGTGTTCATGCCCGTTAGACGCATTTCGATATCTTGTGTGTCATTGAAAGCGTCAATAACTCTAAAGCGTTTTTGTGAGCTTGTTAAGGTGTAGTTGAAACTGTCGGCAACCGTATCTACGGTAATTGTGTTCCTCAGTCGGTTCCAATTCCACGCATCTTCCACTTCTCTTTTAGCTTCATTTACAAATTTACCAATTAAATTGGAGTATGAGTTATCGCCAACGCTCGTTACTGAACTCTCTCTCAAACGAGAAAGCACATCATTAACTAGAGTAAGGTAGGTTTTGCCGACTGCCATTGACTAATCCTCTCAAAATAGATTCGTTATTTTTAACCATTTCGTTTCTGAATGATTCCACCGCACTCCCAGTCTGCCGTTGTTGTTGGCTATTTTCAACAAGCAACATTGGCATCCATGTCATCGAACATCCCCACTGGTCAATCTCCTGACCTGTGTTGGGGTTTGTTCCCCGCAAATGAATGTACCAAGCACAGTCATGTTTCATGCACTTTTTTTTAATCAGTGGACATTTCATCAGGATTTGGTGCAAATGATGACATCAACGTAACTTACATCCAAGTTGATGGCACTTCCTGAGAAACTCAATCCTGTTGCACCATGCGAGTGACCGCTACCGCCTCCCGTATTTTCTATTTTTCCACTTGCACTTGTGGTGGCATCAGCATGAAGCGAACCCGTGGAACTTGATCCAGCAGCAAACACTCCTCCGTCCAATTTGTGTCCGTGTGCGTGAGACGGTATTTCACTAATCGTTAGCGTGTGGCTTGCTGTATTTCCGCTAACGCTACCTGCTGGAGTGTGTGAAGCAAATGCCGTTTCAAAGGCCACGCTACCACCTGTTCCACCACCTGATCCTGAAACAACTCTGATAGCCTTGTCGTTATGTGTCGTGCTTTTTGTCCAACCTGTTGGGGCAGAGGCTTGATAAAACAACATAACCGACCCTGTAGGAATTAAAGGGCTTGAAGCAAAAGCCGAACCATCGCTCATCAACACATTGCCTGATGTCCCAGCCGCCGTAATCCCGGTGCCGCCTTGCCCTACACCAACGGTTGATGTCGTATCTCTTTTTGTCGCAACAGCAGTAGCGATGTTGTTAAATTCGGTATCAATTTCTGTCCCTTTAACAATCTTGTTGGCATCGCCTGTGCTCAAAGAATCTTTAGACGCAAAGTTTACCGATTTTGTATAATCACTCATTTAGCTGCCCTTTCGTGCATTCTAGCCCACTTATCTCCAGAAGTTGGAGCTCCGTGGGGATCAATTCCTGTGTGCAGATAATCAATGAAGGGAGCCGATATACGGTATTCAGCAAGTTTTCCGCATTCGCATTTAACAAAATTTTTCTTTTTTTGCAAAAACTTCTCCGTTCTTTTTCCGCACTCGCACCAGTATTCAAACATCGGCATTTTAAAGTTCCTCGTAAGATTTTTTAGTGGTATTTTCTAAATTCAGCAACCAGCGAATTATGCTCAATTCGCCTTTTTTAAAATCAACATTGTCGGGCGTGACATTATCGAGTGTATCCGTTGTCTGCTCCATCTTTTGCACATCAACAATCAAATCTTTCCAAGCATCGGTTAAAAACATATCGAGCCGAAGCTCGTAATATTTTTCAAGGTCGGGAGTCATGAGGAAAATAGCCAAATTCATTAACATCATTTCCATCCCATAAAAGGTCTTTAACTTTGACCTTCTGCGATAATATCTTTCCAGCATCTTGTCCACCAGAACCATACCCACTAGCCCCATGCAGTTCTGCATATTTAGGACTCAATGTAACGAAATCGCCTTCATTTATTTTTGTTATGTTTCTTTCATTTGGCACAGCTCTATAAATGGTAACTTCTGCCTCTGGGTTGCCTTTTGCTTTCAATATTGCGTTATAACTTTGCGTATTCGCTATGCCATATTCATCATCAAAAAATCTAGCTGGTGGGGCGTATATCCTTCGCCCTTGAGATGTATAAAAATCATCTGGATACCCAGCTTGTTCTCCTGTGATTGACTTTGTTAAATTATCAAGCCTTATTGAAAAATCATCATAGCCTTTTGGCTGATGCTGTCCTCTGTAAGATGTATCTATTTTTTCCGCAAATCTTTGAGCGTTTGCTTCTGCTCTTAACTTTGCTATTTTTTCTTTTTTACTAAGACCGCTTAACTTTTTATCATCTAGTGGTGAAGAGCCAATTTTTTTTCTTATTTGCCTCGCACCTTTGATTGTCTTTCCCAACATACTGAAAGGGTCGCTCGCCAGAAAATCAACAGCCATATACTCTGGGCCTTGTGGAGCTCCAAACCTTTTTTGCAAAGTTTCTGAAGTTGGAAGAGAACGGAACCCCGGTAAATCACTTTCAGCACCGATTAAATCTTTCCAAATAAGCGAATAAATATCCCCCGGCCCTCCCAAGGTCGCAGCACCGTAACGCTTGAACGCATCGCCAACCGGAGCATCGGGCTCGATTTGTTCAACACTCATCGCTCTGATCACATCAGGATCATTAAAAAACATCCCGGCACGATCAACACCTCGGTCAATGTGACCCTTGATCTTATCGAAGATACTAGCCACTACTGAACTCGATCAATAATCTTTTCAGCCATTCGGCTCTCTAGCTTGCCTGACTCCACTTGGCTTTTGAGGTACATATCCAACTCTTTCAAATCGTTCTTCTCTTGAGAATCATCCCTGCGATCTCGGTTCTCGGCTTTTTTAATTTCTAGCGTTTCTTGCTTTAATGCTAGATCCGCTTGTTTGAGAGCTAGGTCGGCTTGGGCTTTTTGTGCTTGCAAGTCTATTTGCTTGTTTTGAACTTGGACTTGAGCCATTCCCACAGGATTTGGAGGCGGTTGTTGAGGCTCCTGAGACTGTTGCAACATTTGTCGCAAAGCCGCCACCATAACTTCTCTATTTTGCAAACTAGAATTTTCATAAATACTTTCCAATATGATCATAAAAACCGGGCTATCAGGGGCCGTTACTTGCAGAAGTTGAATCAATTGTTGCGTTTCAAACTCCCTTGCCATTATTCCTAATGTGCTGGCTGGTTTGAATTTGTAATCTTGAACTGGATAATTTTCAGGATCGAACTGCATTAAACGATGAGCACATTTTGTGAGTGCCGGAATTAAAAACTGCTCTTGAAAATTCATCAAACTTCTTTTTTGACGTTTAATGCTGGCTGATTGAGCAATGCTCATTCCACCCAAAGTGGTATTTCCTCGGCTACCCACATCAAAAGCCCCCGTTGCTTGGCTGACCATGCGTTCCAGTTCAGCACTTTCCCGGTAACTTGTTGGATTCAATTGACCAAAATTGAACGGCTTTAAAATCGTGCTTGGGTCGCCGTTGGTTAAAATCGTTTGACCGGGACGCACTTGAGGCTTGGCTCCTCTGGGGAGTCTGCTCGCATCAACAGCCATCATAGGGTGGGTTGTGAGTGCTAAAGCATCGGCTCTTGCTCGCAGTTCAGCATCAAGAGCCTTTTGAACATTGTAGCCCTTTTCCACTACACCACGCCCAAAGAATCGATTCGGCACTCGGTCATGCGAATAAGCCACAACCGGACGATCTCCCATCATGTAAGGCGTCTCGACAGCCTTTAGTATTTCAGAGTCGTTTGCAATAACGACTAACGCTTCGACTAAATCATCTTGATCTTCTTCTTTGACTTTACTGTCGATGTAATGCCGTGGCACTTTGCCGTAATACTTACATAATCTCACGGCATTTTCAGAGGGGATTTGTTTGGTTTCGCCACTGTATTGATCTTCATAACTGATCGTGGCATCACCCAAGTCAACATCTTCATAATCGCCGGATTTCATTCCAGCTAAAACTTGCCAGCGTGGAACGAGCTCATCAATGGCAACGCCTAGAGCATCTTCAATAGTGGTTGCTGCCGGGTCGATGCTGAAGTTTAGTGGATCAACTGCTCTTAGTTTGACACAAATGTAACTTTTACGATTCACACCCGTTTGAAAAATTTCAGTGCCTTCTATTTGCTGAGTGTCGGGATAAATTTCCTCTTTTTCTTCGGTTAAAAGCTCACCGATTCCAACGCCGTAAAGACAACCGTTCAACATAATTTCTGAGATCGCTGATTTCCACCCCTCACGCTCCATATCCTCTTTCATTTTGTTCCTGAGATAAAGAATATCTTCAGGTTGCTCATCAAGAAGATCGTCCCGTATGTCAAACCAGACATCTCGTCCGAAAGTAGCTTCTTCTAACTCAGCAATTGACCCTTCAACCGCTTGTTGGGTTGCCGGGCTGATAAGTCTTGATCTTTCGCTTTGTCTTGTGCGATCACTCTCATCCCAAACACCTCGCCAAATGCGATAATACTCGCGCCAACGCTCATCGTAGTTGGATTTTCGGTAGGTTCGCCACTCATCGACCTGACTCATAATCCAACTCAGTAAATCTTTATCCATAAAATTTAATATCCTGACACTAAGTCGAAGGGCTCGTATTCATCTTCAACTTCAAAATTGTTGTAAGGTGTGAAACTGATCTGATCTAAAAAACTCAGGGCATCGGGCAAATCGTCATGCGCCTTTGGGTTTGGAAAATCCATCAACTGCGTGAGAAAAGGTGAGTTCCAACTTCCTCGGCGTAGAGTTACCACACCTCGCTCGAATCGCCCTTGCAACGCCCAAACCACTCGATCTGTTTTATTTTTACCGCCGTGAGTAACACTTTCAATTCGAGGGTAAAAGCCTATCCTTCGCATTTGATCTTCGAGATACGGCATCACGGCGTTCATCAAAGATCCTCTCTCGATGCCGATACATCTAGCTCCTTTTTCTTGAGCTAATCGCAAAATTCTTACACTCGTTTCTCTTGTATTCCAACGACCATGCTCAATATCCACTACATACCAACCACCTTGGTGAACTTTTGTGGCAACGATGGCTGTTTCATCCAGTTTTGCTGAAGAGCTTCCTCGCCCTGTGGTGGTTGACTCAAATCCTGCAAGGTCAACTGTTATGTAATAATCACCCTCTGTAGGCTCATCGTTATCGAACTTAATCCACTCTTCTTTAAACAAGCCTGAATCGAAACTCTCAAAACTTGCTTCTAATTCTTGTCGAGCTACTTGAGTTGATAAACTTTCATAAGCTGTTTTGACCTCCTCTGGGTCAAGAAACGGGTTTTCTTTGCTGTTAAATTGCCACGTTCCCCAATCTGCTCTATTTTGAGCATAGTTGTAGAGATCGTAAAAATGATTCTTGCCTTGCGGCGTTCCGATAAATAAGCACGAACCTTTTGAATCGATCAGTGCTGGTCTAACAATTTCTTCCCAGATCATCGGTTTGATGCTAGCGTACTCATCAATAACACAGTGAGCCATAGCTACACCTCGCAAGGTGTCGGGTCGATCACTTCCTGCTATGTGAATCTCACGCCCGTTAATCAATCGCATCGTGGCTGTGTTTTCGTGAGCCCATTCGATTAAATCCTTACCAACATCTTTCATAGCACGAAACATAATGCGTTTGGCTTGCTCAAAAGTAGGTGCGATGTAATACACATCGTAATTTTTGCTGCGTAGGGCTTCGATAAAAAGTGTATACAGTGCTAACCGGGATTTTCCCCATCTTCGCCCTGCTACAACAATTTTAAATCGGCTTGGGTGGTTGTATGCCTCAAGTTGTTGCGGATGAAGCGCAACTTTAAAATCGCTCACTTCGCTTCTATTTGGCTTTCGTGCGAATGATGCGATTGTGCTGCGGTTGGCAAAAACATAAGTGCAAAAATTAATATCCAATATTTCATTTTTTATCCTTGTTCAATCAACCGACCCTCGTCTTTTTTAACACCTTCAACAGAAATGTTAATGCTGACGCTTTTTCCAGCCAACGCATCGGCGTCCACGGCTTTTGTTACTGGAACGAGTCGATCCATACACAATTTAATGGCTGCCATTTGACCGGGATGTGTGTCGGTTAGTGCTATTTTTACTAATCGCTCGGCTATAAGGTCGGCTTTTGAGTGAACTTTCTGCATCGCAACCTTCGACCACGTTGTTGCGATTCGTCCACCGTGACCTCGTTGTCCCGTTAAATTTCGAGCCGATGTGATCGTCTTTTTTTTCAAAATTCACCTCTGATGTGATTGCGAGGGTAGATAGCGACTGCGACCTGCAAAATATCCCCCCCCCGGTACCTTGATCCCCCCACATATAATAATAATTCGTTACAAATCAATAACTTAACCTAAAAGTTTACATAATAGATGTTATGCGACATCGATGTAAACTAATGATTATAAACAATAATTTCGTGATTACTATTTAGGCAGTGTTTGCCTGTGGATAACTAGGCATTTGAGGGCTAAAACGCCCTAAATTGTGGATAACTTGGCTGTTCAGAAGCTAAAATAAGAGTGTTTAAAATCGTCCCTCAATCCCACAATTCTAACAGTTTGACGTTTATAAAACTTTTTGACGTTAAGAATCATAATTTAATAACTTCGTTTCGACCTTGATTTCCCACTTTGCATCGGCTTTTTCTTCGGCGGTCTACCACGCTTTGAACCATAAGTTCCCATACCTCTTGGCATGATCATCTCCTCAATCGTTGAGCAAAAAAAAATCGCTCCGGTGAGCGATTATCTTGGAGCACAATGCTCCACCACCGAAGCTATCACAATTTTAAGCCGATTGCAACACCTCCGGCTCAATCCACAAATCTTTTCTTTTCAAACCCTCAATGACCTTGAGCTCCGCAGCTTCAATCTCTTGGGCTCCAACTCCCTGGTCAGTGCTCACATTCAAATAAGCAACGAGTATAGCTTTCTCATGAATCAAGCTCAAATCATCAATGATCGCATCCGTGGCCCGAACAAGACGATCATCAATCTCTTCGAGCATCGAGTCCCAATCTGTGCTGCCGAAGCGAACACCGCTACAACAACTTTGACTGTATCCAAGCTCTGAATAAAAGGAATCTTCTCGCATCCATCGAGCCCAAAGAGTTAAAATGTGTTGCACTTGTTTCAATGACTGTTCCACACATACTCACTGTATGATTTGTATGTTCTAATGATACACACAATCAGACAGCTATGACTAGCTTCTAATTTGCTAAATCAATCTAACGCCCACAAAACCGTCTAGTTTTTGTGAGGACAGCACCTCGTTAGAGGTGCTCCGCAATCAAAAACCAGACAGCTTTAAATGTAACAGTTTGTTACGTCAAACCTTAAAAAAGTATATATGGGGGTTATAGGGGGGAATACGGCAAAAACAGATGTATCAAACTGTTACATTTTTAACCTCACCTTTGGGCTTGATTTGATAGCTTTTGGGGATAAATATTCTATCCCCAATTGCTATTGTTTCAATTCGTCCTTCTTTTATCAATTTATAAATATAAGTCCGATGAACGCCCTCAATCTCCGACACCTTCCTCACACTCAAAAGCTCAGTTGCGTCCATTGCCTGTCCCTCCGTTGTTGTTGTTTGCGTCTACCATACGTTCCTCTGACCCGACTAATCTTAATTTTGTGCTTATCAGCGAGATTGCTGATCCAAGTCAATGCTTGGCTCATCTTCTGACTGGTTTGAGCTTCAATGGCGTCAATCGACACCTGATTCGCTTGGTAATTGGGAACGAGCTTAATCTCGACATCATTATAAATCTGATACAAAGCATTACGCCCTGTCTCTGGAGCTTGACTCCAATAATCCGACATAAATGCTTGCATTCTTATAAACTGCTTAATAGCCATAAATTCATCTCCTAAATGATTTTGTGGTTAGCAACCTATGGAGTCTGCAAACTCCCTAGGTTGCGTTATCTTTTCCACGAAAAAATTTGCTAGACGGTCGCAGGATCGGTTTCAAGGGAGTATTTTAGTAAATATTGTTTTCCACTTGATGAGTCAACCTTAACCACATCGGTTTTAAAATCACCAGCTATCATGGCTCCACTTGGATAACCAATACAACCCTTTCCATGTCTTTTGTTGTCTCTAAATTCTCCAACATATACGGCTCCTGTCGCATAACGGGATCTACCTACACCGTGCTTTTTGCCATCCTTCCATTCCCCAATATACTTCCCTCCGTCATAAAAGTATGCGGTTCCTTGTCCGTGATATAAGCCCTGCTTGTTATATGAACCCGAATATTTAATAACTGTGTCGCTTATTTTTGCTGTTTTAGTCATTTCATCTTTCTCCTAAAAAGTTTTAAAAAGTAGAGCTGCAACCCCAATAGATCTAGTATATCAAATTGGTATACACTTGTATACCTTATATTAGTTATATTAGGAAAAAAAAGATAATTCGCCCCATTGCACAGACAAGCATCAGACTCGCCCAACACCAAAACAACACTTTAAGCCACACGCAAGCCTTTTAAGCCACTTATCGGGTGAACTGATAGGGTAAGTACCTTACGCCCTATCAAATGCCTCACAGCGTCCCTAGAACGCCTCTCATCGATTTGATAACCCAAATTCATTTGTGTTGGCAGGTGTCTATCCACCCCTACCGACAAATGCAACGATAAGGGTGTTTGAGTGTTCCAAAATCTCTGCACCAAATCCACAATCAACTGGTCAGGAATCTCGAAATCAGGCCAAGCTCTTACTATGTCTTGTTGTGTTTTTATGATGGGTTTTTTGGCCCCGATTGCAATGAAAAGATCGGCTTTTTTGATACTCTGGCTTGAAACATCTCTCACTTTCGCCGGAATGAATATCCCGGCACTTTGCACAATCAGAATTTTGGTGTCCAAATCGCTGTGCTCATCGAATCGAGTGAGAACTCTCAAAGTGATTGACTTGGTGACCACCTCAATCCCAATCGTTTCATCCTCATCCCTGACAACACAACTCACGCCCGGTTGTCTGAACCACCGACCATGTTGCATCGATTTAAGATTTAAACGAACCGAACAACAATCTTCCTCACAAGCTCTTTTGAAAGAGTAAAAATTTTGTCGGCTGGTAAGGTGATTTTTGCGAAGTAAATTAAGATTTTTTTGAATAATTGGATTCAACAAATCGCTCATATTCTGTGTCTCCCTTCATATATTCCCTAACCGCATAATTCCCTTGCAAGCTACAAATCATTTTGTCCAACATTTGTTGAGTCAATTGTCCGAAAATTTTAAAAGAAAAAGTTTTGTCGGTCGGATGGGTGAAAACGTATAATTTATTCATGATCAATTTGCATCTCATATTCCATTATCAACGCTCCGATTTTTGCTATCAGAGGTGGAACAACAGCGTTCCCCAGCCCCTTCAATTTTTGTCCTCGATCTTTTTCATTCATTGTTTAATTTTGTTAAAATAATACTCTTTGCACGCTTGGGATATAACTTGAATCATATCGTTTGTTATCTCCTTTTGGATAAGGCAAAACCGCATAACTCAACGAATCTCTCATTTCTCGTTTTTCTTTGCGATTTCCCACAAAATAAAAATACCGATGCTTTCTAGGTCGATCAATAAAATAAAATTTGTTTGGATTATTTTTTCTCTCTTCCAAATTGTATTTTTCACAAAGCGGTTTGCTATGTAAATTGCTACCGAACATTCTCCATTCTTTATGAGCGTCAGACAACCCAGTATATATCCAGTTGGTGGCTTGATAGATGTACCCATGATGACCTAGTGACGTATCTGCGTATGAAACTATGGCTTTAGGTTTTTTTAAAAGATTAAGTGATTGACCTACAAAAAAACTTAAAACATTTTTGTCTAAATGGTCATTAATGCACAACCTATTTAATTCTAAAAAGATATCTTTATATTTGCCGTTAAAAGCTCCACAAACCAGAGAGGGTGATGCGGATATTCCAAAACTGATAACACCTTGTAAAACTTTATCAGCGTCAAATAAACCTAAACAATGAACGATATGAGGTATTCTTTTTGCATAATGTTTACGCAAAAACCACTCCCAAGTTTCTGAGCTAGAAATAAATCTTACAAAATATTTATTTTTAATACTCATATTGGCAAAAAGGATCTTGCTCGACAAACTGGACGGTTTGAAAACCAACAGCTTCCAACCCTAGCGAAAATCCACCAATACCGCTGAACAAATCGATCACTTTCATTCATTCAACACTTTCCAATTTGCTGTTAAAATCTTTTTTGAGTTCAGCGCCTAATCCATCAGGATCAAATTTGTGGATGATCTGAGCGATTTCATTAATGCTATAGATGACATTTGGAGCGAGTGGCTGCAACGCTTCTCTATCTTCCTCAGTCCTGACAATCCCAAAAAACTTTTTATTGGGTAGTTGTCCTTCCAAAACATGAGGCACTTCAAAAGTTTTATGTTTTTGACTGGCTTCCTGATCCATAACCTCAAGCCCTCGAATTAAATTTGTAGATTTACGAATGAGCTTATCTTCATCTTTTTTGGCAATAGCATCATTCAAATCATCCTCGACACCTTGGAACATCTTGAGAGTTTTAGGACTCACCAACTTTTTGAGTCTCCCGGTACCCCACCTTTTGTCCATGCGTTCTTTCGCCGCATTAAGAGGTGCAAGCAAATCCCGGTACCAAGGTTCCCAACTCTTTTTATCAGCTGCCACCTCATCTTTAAAAACTTTTTTAACCATATCCCAATGCGCCCTTTGCTCTTTTTTTTGTTGTTTTGTTGGTTTTTTTTGTTTCGTCTTAACAGGCTTCAAAGCGTAAAATTCACGCTCTTCAGCTTCCCAATCGATCTCTTTCATTGTCAATCGCCCACTCTAAATATTTTTTACATTTTTCTAAATCATCCACGCCACCCTTTAACCCGTAGCGACTCAAATATTTGAAGCAATTCCCGATGCAGTAAGCCGTAAACCCTCTGGCTCCTAACTTTGCTCGAATGAAATCAATCGCCTCAATGCCGCCACTGGTGTAATGTTTCGGCGAGTTAATGAGATTGCTCATAACCCAAATCTTTACATAAGTCATTCGCAATATTGTTAAACAATTTTTCAGCACGATCTTTTTCTAAAAATTTGTGTTGGACTCCAACCAATTCACGCTTTTGCACATCACGCACCGCAACCACATATTCAGGTTTATCGTTGCGTTTGATTTCGGTCAGCGTTGCTAAAACATTCGGACGATGAACTCGCCCAAGAACTGTTTCGGTATAACCAGTTTTTTTTAACCAACCTACAGTGTCTTTTGTGGTTTTTACAATTTGTAAAAATTTCATTTTTTATTCTCCTTCCCTAACAGTTAAAACATTTTTATTGAGTTTTTGTGTTGCAATCAATTCACCATTCTCCAACCAATAACCCATTTTGCTTTTAGCGATTTTCCGGGTCATTTTGAAACGCTCTACTAAATAGTTAACAAGCGAATTTGTTCGAGCTTGTGGGCTCGAGGAAAAAGCTGAACCGTTTGAATATCTTCGTTTGACTTCCTTAAAAATATCGATGCGTTGCATCGTGGTAATCTCTTCACGTTCTTCCAAAACCGTATCAATTTTGTCCGTCCAATCCTCAAGCAAACCACTTTCATTCCTGACAAACTTGCGTATTCCCATCGATGCAAACTCGTTGGTTTTTACAACAGCCCCGGCAGCTAATCGATTGTGATCGTGCTCCAGTTCCAACAAGTGACAGAGCTCTTTTTCTTCTTTTGCTGGTAAACTCCAAAGAGCATAAACAAGCCTCGAACCGTCTACCAATGCGGTTGTTCCTCGAATGGCTTGTCTTGCTTCTTCTGGTCTTGTAATTTCAAAAGCGGTTTCTTTTCTCATATGGTGCGACACCAACACTGTTGCTCCACACGTTGCACAAAGCTCACTCAGAGTCGACCACCAAAATTGTGCTGCTGATGGATCAGAGTTAATGTCGGCGTGAACAAATGCTTGCAGCGGATCAATGATTACAAGCACCAAATCATCCATCGCAAGTAACTGATCTCGTATCTCCAAATATTGCATGGTGTGATGCAGTTGTCCTTGGGAATTGGAAATCCAGGCATGAGCTCCCCCAGCGTCAGGTAGCGGAACAACAAACAAATTTCCTTCTGCTTTTTGTCGCAAATCGGAATCCATATTATCTAATCTTCTATGAACGGCTCCGGCAGAATCTTCGGCTGTAAAAAAAACAACCTTGCCAAATTTTTTTATCTGACCCCCTAAAGAGTGTTGTTCATCAGAGTTCCAATCATTACTTCCGCCGGCAATTTTCAAAGCTAAATCCAAAGCCAAATAACTTTTACCTAACCCACCAATCGCCGCTAACAACATCGGAATCTTCATTGGAATAATTCCATTGACCAACCATTGAACAGGCTCCGGTGTTCCTTGAAATTTATCGAGCCCCCAATTTGTGATTGATAACTTTTCATCGGTCTTTTTTTTTACTTGATCAATCGTTAGGTCGTTCAAGATTTTTAAATCACCTCGTTTGGCTCGATTGATTTGATACTGAGCTCGTTGCCTAAATAAAGTAATTCCTCGATTATCTTCTTCGAGATCAACGCCTCTAGTATTTACTTTTGCTTCATAAACCGGGTACGCTTGATCAACAAATTCTTCAAGTTCTGGAATACTTTGATGAACGTCAATAAATGAGTGGAGCTCAGAAAGAATTGTCTTATACATGACTCCTTCTCGACCATCTTCGGCTTTGAAGGGATTTGTGCCATAACTTACTTCTTGGATGGAACTTGTTGCGTGACCGTTTGTTGTAGGCTCGACTACTAAATTGATTAACCAATCGGGAGCTTCAGCAATCAAATCCCATTGTGTTTTATAGCTGTTCCCATTTTGATGAACACTTGGTTCACACACAACAAATCCACCTTCACCTCTAACGTCAAGCCCCGGCCCTAGAACATTTTTACCAGTGATAATTTTTTTATTTTTGGGAGCTCGAAAAAAATAATGCCGACCACCTGATCCTGTAATGGTTTGCAAAGTTTGCGGCAGATCATCGTGCTCAAGCTCTAAGGTTAGCAATGATTCATCGCCTTCTTTGCCTTCGCCAAGGTCAACATCAATCACAAAAACATTGTTGCTAATGCTCCCGGTAATGAGTCCTAAATTGTAATCTTCAAAAGAACCAGCTTCGCCAAACCAAGCGTCAAGTTTGTTTTTGGTAACTCCTGTTTTTTGTAAGCCATGCCACGGCATCGCTGGATGCTTGCCAATAGATACGCATTGATGTTGGTGATGGCAAGTGCATTTTGTTTGATCATCAGGTCGATGGCAGGGAATCGGATGCAATCCCATTTTTAAAAATTTTAATGATGTGTTTAATAAACTCATTTTAAAAAAACCGCTGAGTCAATTTTAGTATGGCCTAGAGGAGGTAAACTGACTCAGCGGCAGGGTAATCATTCAAATTCTGGATTTTCGTTTTTTGGTTTTTGCTTTGGCTTCGGAGCTTCAGCCACTTCATCACCGTCTAACTCACTTGGACGAGCTACCCACTTTACAATTTCAAAGGTTGGGATTTTGGTCGATCCTTTACCTTTATAACTTTCTTTGTCAGCCCCCGTGATTGTGACAACAGGAACTTTGCCATCGGCAAAACGATTGCTAACCTTTTCAGCTTCATTATAAAGGTTCGTAATAAATTTGTTGATCCCGGTGCCGTTGCTAGAGAACTGCCTCACCGGAGCATCATCAAATTGATTTTTGCTAAAAACCTTGCAAATGAATCCTTGCTTCCACTCTCTCTCATCAGGTTTTGGTGTTCGTTTGTTGCCAGGCCAAGGCTCCCACTCTCTCATTCCAACATCCAAGAGCAACCAACCAAGTTCAATTTTTTCAACATCCCAAATGGCAGGACCATCCCAATCAAATGAATAAGCTCCATCTTCTGATGATAAACTCCACTCATTGTCTCTTGGGCTATATTTTAAATACGGTACTTTTTCTGCGCTACTGAGTTCAAGCGGCATGACTTTTTTCCTTTTCTACGTTAATTAAAATTTGCTCGAAGGTTGGATTGTCCTTCCAATAAAAACTTGAAGGATCATGCCCGGCACTCCGAGCGAGCTTAATGGGATCTTCCGACAGACTGAGAAAATGATTCATACGAATCACCGCAGCTTTCGCAATTCCCAAAAATTCTTTTTTGTCTTCTTCTTCTAACGTGAGCTCAACAATTTTTTTAGGCGTGACATAAACAAACTTGACTGGGCAGTTCATAGCAAAGCTATAGATGGCGGCTTGAATGCCATGACCTTGACTCCACCGGGACGGAGCTCTCATTGTTGTCTTGAGATCAATAATTAAAGGTTTATCCTCGTAAAAAAAATCGAGATAGCCAATCGTTTCAATTTTGTCGTTGGGCTTTTTACCAAACCGAAAATCCATTTGGATTTTGTGTTGATGATTTCCCATTGATCGAGTCGGTTCGCCGTACGGCTTAAAATGTTCAATCGCCAAGGGAATCATCGCTTTAATTTTTTCGTAATGCTCGCCAAGATCATCCACCATCAAACCACCTTGGCTTTTAACTTCAGCATCAAATTGGCGAACAGCCATCGCTGTGCATTCATTAAGTGATGTTTCTGGGAAAAACAACTTTTGAGCTAATCCAGTTTCCACAGCTTTTCCAACGAAGGCTGCATAACCCACTTTAAATTTCTGATTAAGCAAATAATTAACACACCATCCTGATTGATCAGCCATAAAACGATTGATGCTTGAAGGGCTCAAGTGATCAATCAATAATTTTTCAAAATTGTTCATAAAATTAACCCGGCGATTGATTCGCTAACTGACGGCTTGGAAATAAAATCATCTTTTTGGAAATGAAAACTTGCGACAACTAGACTCCCATCTAATCTGGTTTTGAAAGGAATGTTCATGTGACGTAAGGTTTGAGCTTGCTTGGAGTGCTGTTTCTTTCCCGTAATTTCTATCAATTCTTTTTTGGTTAAAATCATTTATCCATCTCCCTGCTCAATTCCTTCGCTAATGCAATCAGTTTTTTTAGCTGTGCCGGACTGTCGCTCTTACTTTTGAAAATAAGAATCGCAGCTATCAGTTGTTCAAAATCTTTTTCTTCCATTTTTAATTATTTGTTGTGCTTAACTTCATACATTGAGGGCAAATTTTTTTATGTAATTTTGCCGTGCTCCGAAATACCCAATCAGTGCAGCGTCGGCTCTGTTATGATCTTTTTTGCGTTCAAAAAAATGACTGCTGTCAGGGAATAGTTCGCAAGCCCTTTTCCTCGATCCATCCTTACCTTGTGGAACAGCCAACGATTTTGTCCATTTTTGTGGAGTCACTTCCGAATATGGAATTTTTAATGCCGCTAATATACCTTTGATAATTCCGTAACTTGTTCCGAAAGAAAAAGTGGAGCTCACACCTTGACGAGGCATGGCTGAAACACGCTCAAGCCAAGCGTGATCAGGTTTAATTTGTCCGATCAATTTGGCAAGGGCGTGTTCGTCCAATCTTTTTTTCACCGTTTTTCCGGCTTTGATTTCAAAGTTTGGCATATCATGTACGGCGATTATGGGAGCTAAATTCAAATCAAACACTGCGATGGCTCCATCTTTGCCCGGATCGATGCCGATCACTTTCATACATTGCCATCGATATCAGAGATGTCGGATGTTGCCTTGATCATGTGTTTCCGTTCTCGATCAATCCACCGCTGCCGATCTCTCGCAGGAAGGTCAACCAACTGTCTCATTTTAGTAACAAGTGGGCAATTGTCTGAGAGCATATTCTTAGTGACCGAATGCAGAATTGGCGAGTTCAAAGTTGAATCTTTTGTTTTAACGTGCATATCTCGCATTAACATTAATGCTGATTTTATTTCAGCAATGTCGTAGTCCTCGTAATAACTTAAAAAAGTTTTGCACAAGATATTCATTGCCCACCCGAAATCTTGCCAAACTTCTGCTCGGTCAAGCTCAAGTAGCACTGCTTCTCGAGTTGCTAACGAGTCTAATTCTTGTTCTTCCTTTTTTGTCTGAACTTCATCACTAATGATTTTTAATACTGCTTTCTTTGCTTTTGTGCTCATTTTCACTCCCCTCAGAGATAAAATCACTCAACTCAAATCTTAAATTTTTTTGCTTTGCAATGTAAGCCAAGCAAAAAAGATGTTCGCCTCTTATGTTATTTCTACGCACCCACTGCGCAATTGTTGTCACACTCAGATCACAATCAAAATACTTCTTGTAATCCCCTGACAATTCTCTTGCGCTGCCAAAAACATTTATGATGTCTTTGATGTCAATTGTTAACTGTTTGTTTTCCATAACTATTATTTTATTTTGTCGTTTTTTAATTTCATGTTGCACTCAAAAACAACTTGAAAGAGCGAATAATAACCTTAAACCAAGACGCAATTGAGTGTCAATATGTCACGCCTATTTTTTATTTTTGTTTTAAAATACGTTTTTGTGTATCATGTTGTTCAATACAAAACCACAACGGCAGAATGGGTTAAAAATGAACGCAGAAAAGAAATTAGAATTAGTTGAAGGGAAGAGCTTTCAGCAAAAACTTTTAGAACATATGCAGATCAAAGGCTGGAACCAAACGGAATTAGCTAAACAAGCTGGGCTCAAGGGTCGAGATGCAATAAGTCGATATGTGCGAGGAGTCTCTAAGCCATCACGCATAGCTCTTACAAAAATTGCCAAAGCCTTTAACGTCCCAGAGGAATATTTGCTGCCCGAATATGATGTTCTGGAAACCAGCAAAAATACGTTAAGCATAAACACCTACGAACTGGATGAAAAAAAAGTTCATTTTAAAGCAAACAAAGTTATCACAATCGATCAAGCCAACCGAATATTTCAAATTTTGACCGAATCTGATGGGCCGCAAAAGAAAAAGTAATCCGCATCACCTTCCCCCCAATATGTATCTTAAGGGGAGATCAATTTGGATTTCCCTTGGCCCTGATAAAAAGATGCGAAACATTGGGCTTATGAGCCCCGAAACCATTCGTTATGGTGAGCAGTTGTTAGCTAAAAAATCATCAGCTAATACGGTCGAAATTATAGCGGCGATGATGGAACTCAAAAAAAGTGAGGTTTCACCGGGATCGTTTAAGCAATACCGATCCACGCAAAAATTCTGTGAAAAACATTTTCGTTTGATCGAATTAGAAAAAATAAATTCTGCGATGTTTATAAAACTAAAAACCACAACTTATTTAAATCGACCTAGACGCTTCAACAAAATCTTGCAGTTCATGGGAATGGTTTTTAAATTTGCGATTGAGTGCCAAGTGGTTGCAATTGATGTCACTGCCAGCGTTCAACCAATGAAAATCAAAACAAGAAAAGTTTTGATAGAATCAAGCGATCTGCATAATTCCATTGAAGTGATGAAAAATTTTACCACGCCGATTTATGGTTGCGTTATGGAAATGCTGTATCTAACGGGTCAACGCTTGGGGGATGTTCTTGCTATCAAATGGAAAGACGTTAGGGACGGACACATTTATTTCAAAACTCAAAAAAGAGATGCCTTGGTTGCTATTGAAATCTCACAATCAATCAAATTTTTGTTGAGTGAAATAAAACGGATCCATGGGGATTTTGTTTGTGAAAGAATGTTTCACAAAAAGGGAAGGGAAATTTCAAAGGAGGTGATTGGTCATCACCACAGAAAAGCACTTAAATTTCTAGGAGTTGATCCTAAAAATTTTAATCGGCGAGATGTACGGCCTAAAAGTGCAACTGATGTTTATTTGCAAACATCGATGAGCACTGGGGAACAAGAAGGCTTAAAGAATGCTAAGGCTTTGCTCGGTCATACAAATTTTCAAATGACAGAACATTACTTGCAAAAGAGAATCCACAACGTAGGGCGTGGGCCGGAAGTTTTCTCAAAAAACGTAAAAAAACTTTCAAAATAAAAAATATAACGATTGATTACAAAGAACAAAATCTTTCAAAAAACAGCTAAATATTTTGAAAGTCAACGATCATTTATTATTAATAATTAATAAGTTAAGCAACTTTTTCAGTGATATTTTTAATATCACTGCATATATTTTTATTATTTAAAATCATTGCGTTATCTTACCTGTTTTTCAAAATTTTGAAAGACTTTCAAAATAATTGGAAATTAAGCAAAGACTCGAACACCTTTTTTGTCGATAGTTAAAGCATTTTGCCGTGGCGGGTCGGATGGATCGTTTGAAACCGAAATATGAATCCAGCTATCAAACTCACAGATAATTTGGTCGTAAGGTATTTTAGCGTCAATAATTCTTT